AGCAACCCCAGCTACACCCTTCTTCAGGTATAAACAAACTTCTGATCAGTGGTCCAAGTTCCTTGTTCCGTGCTGGTATCTGCTGTAAGTTTGGATTATTGTAACTGAAACGTCCTGTCACAGTTCCGCCTTGATCGGATCTGATTTGATTGATCTCAGCATGTATTCTACCTTTATGTGAGTGTTTTAGTATGGTATCAATAAAAGTTGTGTGTGATTTATTAATCTCTCTTGCACGTGCAATTTGTTGAACGATCGGATTTGGATGGTTCTGTAAAAAATTTTTAGTAAAGGATGGTGCTTGTGTTTTCGCAGTTACGTCATAAGGTAAGTTTAGTTTTTCAAAAACTTTGGCAATTGATCTTGCAGCCCATATCTGAATGTCTATTCCTGTTTCTTTTTTTACTTTTAGTAATGCTAACTCTTCTTCTCCAACTAATTTTTTCTTCAATTGGTGAGCTGCTTCTGTATCTACACGCACACCTAAGAATCTCATATCAACGAGGCAAGGAAATAGTTCTGTCTCAAGGTCGAAGATAGATTGTACATCTTCATGTTCGATTTGTTTCTTCATCTCTTGCCATAATTTTAAAGTTAGAACCGCATCTTGCTCTGCATACTCGCCAACATACATCGCAGGTAGTTTATACATCTCTGCCTTGTGATCGATGCCCCAATGCGCTGCAGTTTCCTTCAATACAGCCTCATTTTTGCCGATTCCGACGTAATCACGACCCAAACTACCTAAATCGTATCGAAAGCGATTCTCGTCCACGAGAGAGCCAGCAATCATGGTATCTACTATTCTACCCTCTATTTTAAGGCCCATAGACCTAATCCAACACACATCGTACATTGCATTGTGAAATATCTTAATTGCAGGTGTTTTTAGTACATCGGTAAACCATTTTATGACCATATTCTTATCCATGTTACCACCACCTTCGTGTGCGATAGGATAATATCCAGACCAACCTTCTACAGCTACAGCTATTCCAACTACTGCACCATTACCAATGACTGAACCTGAACCTGTAGATTTTAAATCTGGGTCCTTAGTCTCTAAGTCAATTGCAATCTCATCATACTTAGATAAGTCTGGAAAAGATTCTGGTGGTAGCCACTCTGTCTGTGGTTTAAATATTGGTTTGTTTTGGTTCATAGATATGTTTACTCTCTATAGTCTTATTAAGTTTATCCTTATTGCTAAATGCATATAAAGCCGCGTTATAGTCATGAGGAAATATCTCCCATGAGAATTTGTCTTCTAGTCCTAGATAAATTTCTAGATTAAATTTATATTTTTTATTAATGCTAATAGTTTTTACAATCTTACTTGCTCTTGGCATTTTTCATATCTTTCAATTTCTTAATTTCTAAATCACAATAGTGTTTAATCTTCTCCAGATCTTCTATACCATTTTTGTGTAAATATCTACAAACATATTTCACAACGTTGCCCTGGAAAAATGATAAATCATTCTTTGAAATAAATTCATAGGGTTGAATGTGAAAGTCCTTGTAGTGGGATCCTCCAATTTGTTTATCTTGAGGAAATGCATCCTTAAATATATCTTTGTTCGTCATAGATTGTATGCCTTTTTAGTTTGTGGTTCTATTATGTATAAGTTTTTTTCTGTTCTTGTGCAGGCAACATAAAATAATCTGTGTGTATCATCTGGATCTTTTAGATAATCAACAAATGCTGCACCAGCCAAGTCTGTTATTACAACTACATTTTCTCGTTCATTACCTTTAACGCCATGTATCGTAGAAATACTAATTCTAGGATTTTTAGTTAAGTCTTCATCTGATTCTATTAGTTTTAATATTTTTCTTATGTCTGTTTTTAAAGCTTGATCTAATGCTTCATACCATTCAGCTTCTGTTTTAAGTCCGTATTTTTCTTTCAATGTATCTATGTCATAAAAACCATCTTTAATTATTGTTTTAAATAATTTTGAATCCCAGTTATTTTTAGTCATCTTTGATTTTATTTCTTTAATTTCATTGTAGTGAAGAGGTATACCTTTTTTTAAATTATTCCATTTTTGTGCAATTTCATAAATATTTTTTATTCTTGGAGTAGCATTTCTTCGTTGCCAATATAAATCTTTTTGGTCTAATATTTCTCCAATACTTGCTAACATATAATTTGCTTGTGCTAATACTAGCCATCTACCTTGTGAAAAATCTACTTCATGTAAATCGCTACAGTATTGAACAGATCCTTTTTCTTCTTTTGGTAGCCATTCTTTTTCTACTCTATCATGTACTTTTTTTATTATTTTATTCGCAAGTGCAAAAGGTTTTTGTGGAACCCTTCTTGATTGATCTAAAGTAGTTCTCTCACCTTCTAAATTTATAAATGTACTTACATGTGCACCGTTCCATTTATATATAGCCTGATCATCATCACCGGATATATATGAGTCTTGTGCTTTTTCTTCTATCTTTTTGACTAATCTCCATTGCGTTAAACTTAAATCTTGTGCTTCATCTACAAACATAACTCTCAAACTTGGTGCTTCACCACTTTCTATAAATTTATCAAGCATGTCAGGAAAATCTATAAGACCATGTTGTTCTTTGTATCGCTCTAGTTCTTCAATTATTATTTCTAATTTATTTAATTGTATTTTATAATTATTATTTAAATGATGAAATTTTATAGGGTCCATTTCTTTTGATCGTGCTAAGTTTATCAATTGTATGTATGGATCTGGAGAAAAAAATATACCTTCATAGTCTTCATCTTGTCTTGCACCTTCTAATTCTATTTTCATTTTTTCTGATAATTCTTTGTAATGTTTTGCCTGCATCACCTGGTTTTTATTTACACCCAATTGATTAAAACAAAATGAATGTAAGGTTTGAAAATATGGTAGATCATTATGAGATAGTTTAAATTTATCTGCTGCTCTTTGTTTACCTTCTTGCGCAGCGTTTTTACTAAATGTGAAATAACCAATCTTATCTGATGGTGTTTCAGCTAAAAATTTTTCTATATGTCCCAGTAATGTATGTGTCTTACCTGTGCCTGGAGGACCATAAATTATGTGACGCATTAGTAATTTTCTTTCTTAAATGTTTTTGGTTTGTATGTTTCTATTTTTTTATCAAATCTCGCTACAACAAACACAGATAGTTTTGTTTTACCTACACGTTTAGTTGTACAGTTTAGATCATCTTTCAACATTTGTGATGTTCTTTGATATGGAACTCTCCAATGTTTTCTTGATAAATAATTATTAAAAAAGTTATCAAATACAAAGTGATGAAAACCATCTTTAGTATAAGTACCACCATTACGTAAGTCTTCGTAGTCGTCTTTTTGTATCCTGTTTACGCAATAATCTTCTAAGTAATTATTTAATATATCTTTTGTACTTGTGCCTTCTGCAGGTTCTGTAATCTCCGCACCACTTAGTAATACAGTAGTTATTTTTTTCCAATCACCTGTCTTTAGTGTTGGTGGATTTATTCTTAATTGTTTAATACATTCTTCTTGAAATAAAACTTGATTAGCTAAATGCTTTGCTGAGTCTAGATATAATCTATCACCATCTACATTCATATAATAATAAGGTTCTTCCAAGTTAACTACTTGTAAATCTGTTAGACTTGGAAATATTATCTCTTGACCTATACCAAACTTTCTAGACCTACATAATTTTTTATCACACAAACTACACATAGGTTGGTCATTACATTTATAACCCCACTCTTTCTTGTCATGTTGTTTTATAATTATTTGTACTTCTGTATCTGACAATGGTTGCTGCATTGCAGACTCATTAAAGATCATTACTTTTGTTTTCCAATTGTCTGGCCATTTAGATTTTGCATACACACCATAATGAAATAGTGCATTGTTTCTACCACCTTCACCAATTTTATTTTGTGCCATTAATTCTATACATGGTGGTCCGTCAGAGTATGGTGTCTCTGGTCTTTTAATTTCTATCTTGCTGATGTCTTGTTGTTTATGTCTTTCGTAGAGTTCAAAAAAAGCATCTATACTAGCAGCTTCGCCATCTTCCATAAAGGCGTATCTTGTTGTCTGACCACAATTAAAGTATGGTAAATTTAAAAAGTTTCCTGTATCATCTTTTGATTTTAATTCTCTTTGTTTTGGAAATACTTCTGATCCACCATAACCCAATACAGATCTAATCTCATTTAATTTATCTTGCATCAAACCTGCTGATACATAATCTTCTGTAAATAAAAATACATGAGCACCACCAGACTTTGATCTACATACGACCAATGGTAATTGAAATTGTTTTATTTTATTTATTAATTGTTTGTGATCAAACTCTGCGTATGAGTCAATGTCTATACATCCCCACTTACATTTGTTGTCATCATTGATTGGTATAATACCTAAACTGTCAGCACCATCTAAATGCTTTTGCCACAACTCATCTGTGACTGGTTCTCGTTTAACAAACGATTTACCTTTAATCTTGTTGCCGTCACCATTTGATTCACCAACTAAAGTGACACCATGTGCACGGTCTAATCCATAAAATATATTTTTAAATCTTTCTATCATACAAAATAAAAGTGGGCGTTTCCACTCTCGCTTAGACGCCCACTACCTAGGATACTGGTTAGTAGTTTGAAGAACCTTTTGTAGTTTCTTCTGATCCGTGCTTCGCTTGGATTTCACCCTTACCAACTGATTCTGCAAATGACTTAGCCATATCATATATAGCCTTGTCTGTTACAGGACCAACTTTAGATACATCCCAACCAAACCATGTTCCTTTGTCATTAGACATCTGAACGGTAGATAGATTGTAAATGTGGCTATAAGTAGGCGGTGTGAATAAACCGTTTTTACCTTGCATCTTGATACCCATCATCATTGAGTTCCATTTTCTACTAACTTTAAGTTGAGTAGACTTCATAGAAATC